CTTTCACCAAGGATGAGTACCGCAAATACGGAGCTCCTCCGAGAGCGATACAGCCGAGAAGCCCCAGATTTAATGTCAAGTTGGGTCGATACATCAAACATTTGGAACACGAAATCTTTCACGCTATAGACGAGATATTTGATCCATCGGGGAAGCATAGGACGGTAGCGAAAGGCATGAACATGACCGAGAGAGGCAATGCAATAGCAGACATGTGGTTCAGTTTTGACGATCCAGTAGCGGTTGGACTCGACGCAAGTCGGTTCGACCAGCACATCAATTCAATGCTACTGGAATACGAACACATGATCTACAAAATGTGGTCAACAGGACAAGGAGAGGATCTACCACCGCTAAAGCATTTACTCAATGCTCAATTGGTCAATCATGGCACATACTTTGGACCGGACGGCAAGATTAGCTACAAAGTTAACGGCTGTCGTATGTCAGGAGATATGAACACAAGCCTTGGTAATGTCATCATCATGTGCACACTAATGCATTCATATTTTGAAAGCAAGGGTCTGTTGCATAGTGTTAAACTACTGAACGATGGGGATGATTGTGTGATCATCATGGATCGCAGGCATTTGGAAAAGTTTCGAAACGGACTAACAGATTGGTTCTTGGAAATGGGACTCACAATGGAGTACGATGGTATTTACAGGACTCTGGAAGAGGTAGAATTCTGCCAAAGCAGACCTGTCACGATGGGGAATGACGGTTACAGACTTTGCCCACGGCCAACAAAGCGTTTGTATTCTGACCTGATTACTACCAAAAATGTTGCTAGTAAGAAGGTATACCAGAAACAGGTAGGAGCAATCGCAGGATGCGGGTTGGCTGCAAGCTCAGGAGTGCCGGTATTTCAGTCGTTCTACCAGTGGTTAGGGAGAGGAGCGACACCATGGATACCAGAGCAAGGGAATTATTACCACAAGTTTCGTCAGGAGCTTGTGTGTGGCATGGAAGCCAAAGCTAGAGAAATTCTTTGGAGTGATAGAATTTCATTTTACTTTGCTTTCGACATAACTCCCAAAGAACAGTTGCTCTTGGAAAACTATTTCAATAACAAGAAGGACCCTATATATACCAAGCCTGTTTCAGATCCTGCGAGAAAATTGGAATCCATTCATTATCTCGTGTTTCCAGAGCAGAAAGATAGGAAAGATTTGTGCTAGGTCAGGTCAGGGAATACCTAGCGTCATGTGCCAATTGGAAGACGTATGGGCTGTTAGCAGCTTCGCGCAACTGAGTGTGACTCCACTTCCGTTGATTACGGACAATCAAGATTAATGCGCCCTTAAATCTTATTAGGACGCTTCGGAAGTAGAGTGGGAGAGGTATTAACCTCAGGGTGCAGAGCCAAGTGCCCGCTTAAGGGATGAGAGTCCCCAATAGGTTTGGCTCTGTGGGCGATCGCGTGCTATGGATTAAGGTAGCCCAGCGCGTTAAATCACCACCTTACTAATAATTCCAATAAACTAAACAACAAAACTAAAAATAAACAACAAACTAGAAATATGAATAGAGTGTCAATTAACATGCCTAGACAATTGCAAGCCAAAATTAACCCATTTTCCAGATATGCAGGTGATTTGCCAGTATTGGCCCCTGCTGGGAGGTCAACAAAAATTGATCAGGTGTATCGGCGCAGTATCACTGTTGATCAGGGGAAACGAGCGCTTGTAGTTCTCACTAACGTGGGTCAAGGACAAAATCATGGATTGGTTTATCAGTGGAAATCGGATGACCCGAACTCTTTTGATGTTTCACAAATTTCTTTTAACATGCTCCCGACTGATTCAGGGTCATGTACTGAAATGCGTGCATCCAAATCAACGCTGATAATCAGAAACAACACAACACCTTTGCATCGTGCTAAGTATGCCTACGCTCTCGTGGGAGCGAACCGACCAGAGGTGAACAACCCACCTAGCACAGCATCTAGCAAGGTCCAAAATCTAAACGTTATCTACGACCAAATCTACGGTCGCAGGGAAACCCAATCTTATGATTATGACAAACCGAGGGAACTCATTAACGCAATGGCGGATTTTGTAGACTATCATGAATACAAGAGTCCAGCTAATCTTACCACTCTTCAGTTGGAGGAATTGGTCTTTCACAAGGACGGATTACCAAATGCAGACTTGCCTATGACAGTTGCATATCTCATTGTGCCACCTTCAAATTTTGATCAGGTGCTTGACATTGAATCTTATGCGTGCTGCAGATGCAGATATGAACTGACGGATCCATTAAGTCGTTTTGGAACAGTCCAAGCTCCAGCCTCTGGAAGAGTGAAGCAAAGCATTGAAAAGGCTGCTACCAGTATTAATGAGGGACTTCAACCCCCTGCCGCCACTGT